CATTGGGTCAAAGTAACGGAAGTAACGCTTTTTTGAAACATACAGAGAGAGAGAGAGAGAGAGAGAGAGAGAGAGAGAGAGAGAGATATATATATATTTATGTAATTATGTTATTATTATTATTATTGGGGCTGGATCCCTTATGGAATCAGGGAATTTTGCGGTAACGCTTTTCTGTTACCGACCTGTTCCGCAGTAACGGCAATAAATCTGTTGCGCAATTCTCAAAATCAAATTATTGATCGAGTGTGTTGATTGACTCATACACACCGGACATGGCGGCATTGATCGACAAAGAGGAGGAAATCATTGCCGATGAATTTGGCGTGACAATCCGCCAAGCACTGCAGATTATCGCTTATGCGGAAAAACAATGTCGCAGGACTCAAGCGGAAATCATCGCCTCAGTCATTGGTGTTTTGATCCGATCTAAAAACATTCCGGTAATGGTTCATGCCCTTGCAATCGCGTTCGGACTCGATGAGCTGAATGGCGCACACTCACAAGCGGAAATCGCCAAAAAGCTCGGGGTTACTCGCGCATTGCTTTCCCATTACGTTGTCGGTTGGCGCGACATTTTGGAAGGCAATGTGGCGGCATTTGACTGCACAACATTTCGCAAGAAAAACGAAACACGACAAACATACAAAAAGGTGGCGACAAACAATGTCGTCCAAGCTAAAAAAAGGAAATATGAACACGCTAGCAAACTACAAACCGGACAGGGTTGAGCTGCCCGATGACCTAACGCAGGACGCATGGGCCGAAATTCACCGCAACATCCTGCTGTGCCGGCATGCCAGTCGGACATGGCTGAGACAATCGAGGCAATACGCCGAGGGTCGATGGGGTGAGGATTTTGTCGCGGAGACTGAAGTGCAATATGAACTGGCACTCGGATTGCCCGAGCCGGAGCCAAAGCCGAAATTAAATCCCGATGATAAGTCGGGCGCGATCATTACCATCGAGGGCATCAGCCAATCATTTCAGATGTGGCACAGGAAAATGGAGCCGCAGATCGAATCATGGGATGAGTCAAAACTGACCAAGGCATTGGCGTTGTTAGCACCCATGGAGGCACAGGCGAGGCGGATCCGGGAGCTGTTGGGCAATCCATCATGACCCAGCCCGGACACGCTCAGATGACCCCCAGGGTAAGGATTCTTTTGGGCTAGGATGCCGATCGGAGTTCCGCCGCAGCCCGATAAGTCCGCATGAGTCAAAATCAAACAACCGTTTTACCTTTTCATGAAAATTGAAACGATCGAAACAAAACTAATACACGGAGATTGCTTAGAAAAACTAAAAGAACTTCCCGATTGTTCGGTTGATTCTGTTGTCACTGACCCGCCATACGGCTTGAGCTTTATGGGCAAAAAATGGGACTATGACGTGCCCGGCGTGGACGTGTGGGCTGAGTGCCTGCGCGTGCTCAAACCCGGCGGACACTTGCTAGCGTTCGCTGGAACACGCACACAGCACCGCATGGCAGTGCGCATCGAGGATGCGGGGTTCGAGATTCGGGACATGATTGCTTGGGTATACGGGTCGGGGTTCCCGAAGTCGCTGGATGTGTCGAAGGCTATCGACAAGGCGGCAGGGGCTGAGCGGGAGCGTATAGGCCGCAAGAAATCAGCTAGAGACTGCCCCCGCCGAGAAGGATGGAAAAGGCCACATCATTTAGACCCAGATTCAAACAGCAAATTCATCACTGCCCCTGCCACCGACGCCGCGAAACAATGGGAAGGCTGGGGAACTGCTCTCAAGCCCGCGCTGGAGCCTATCACCGTAGCCCGCAAGCCGCTTATCGGCACTGTTGCGCAGAACGTGCTGGAGCACGGCACCGGTGCGATTAATGTGGATGGGTGCAGGGTAGGGACGGAAACGATTACACAACGATTGGCCACGGTTGTTGGAGGGAAATCAATAGGAGCAAAAGCTGTTGGAGTTCCTCAAAAAGCAACTGGCGAAACAACTCAAACTATTGGCCGCTGGCCGGCGAACCTGATCCACGACGGCAGCGAGGAGGTGGCGGAGCTGTTTCCGGTGACGGGCGCAAGCAAGGCAACGCCACGCAATAACGGAGAATTTAAGTCAGTAGCCAAAGGCCGGGATCTTCCGCATGTAACTTATGGGCACAATGACAACGGTGGCAGCGCCGCCCGGTTCTTCTACTGTGCCAAGGCGAGCAAGGCGGATCGGGATGAAGGGTGCGGGGGGCTGGCGCTAAAGCGCACCGCGAAGTTGGGAGGGTCGGACAATGACCGAGACGACCTCAATCCTGTGAGCGAGCGATTCCGAACGCAGCCGAGCCGTAACAATCACCCCACCGTAAAGCCGACCGCCCTCATGCAATACCTCTGCCGCCTCGTCACGCCACCCGGCGGCATCGTGCTCGACCCGTTTACGGGCTCGGGCTCCACCGGCAAGGCGGCGGTGATAGAGGGGTTTAACTTTATCGGAATCGAGCGTGAAGAAAGCTACATGGAGATAGCGGAAGCACGAATCAACCAAGCTAAAAAAGCCATCCATAAATCAAGCGGCAAGACATTCAATGAGATGAAGGCAGCCAAACCATGACTCCTGCAAAACCAACCGAGGCGACCACCGAGCAATTATGCAGGTTGTTTGATCTGACCTCTGCGCGAGTTGGTCAACTCGGCAAGGACGGAATCATTTTCAAAACCGGGCGGAACAAATTTGACCTGTGGAAATCAATTAAGGGTTACATCGGGTTCCTGCAAAAAAACAAAATTGATGGCGCGCAAAACATTCAGCGGTCGGAAACACTTGGTGATGCCCATGAATTGGAGGAGTTGGTGCGGCAGGTTAAGGCGGCCCGGACATACAATGATGCCCGGACGCTAAAGGTTCAGATCGATGCGCTGCGTTCTGGCTATGCGTTGGAGGTCGAACAGAATCGGTATTGCAGCATGGCACACATTGAAGATGGCATGGATGCAATTGCGTCAGTTGTCCGAAATGCAATTAAGCGGATGGAGGCAGACTTGCCGCCAATGCTTGAGGGTTTGGATGCTGCTGGAATGAAGCGCACGATTGCCGAGAAGTCGGCACAAGTGATCCAGATAATTTATGACGAAGGAGAAAGACTTAAATCGCCAATCACAGGCGATAGTGCAGCGGATTAAGTTGGCATTTTTCCGCAACTTTCGTCCGCCATCTGACCTGTCACCGAGTGAATGGGCATCAGATCGCGTGGTGATCATGGATGGTTTGACTCCACGGTATAATGTTGCGAATGCTCCATGGCAACGCGAACCGCTCGATGTTGTGTCCGCGCCTGATGTGAAAGAGGTTGTTTACCTCGCCCCAATCGGGACAGGCAAAACAACATTTATGGAAGCCGGGTTGGCTTACATAATTAGCGAGGATCCCGGCCCGACACTACTGGTGGGTCAGACTGATGATGATTTGAAGGATTGGGCAGAAACCCGAATGGATTATGCGATTCAGAACACGTCCGAAACCGCTGCGTTGTTGCCAAAAGACAGGCACAAAAAACGCAAAATGGAAATACTTTTTCCGTCAATGTCCCTGTTCCTGACTGGCGCGAACCTCTCCGGCCTGCAGTCAAAATCAATGCGCAGGGTGTTTTGCGATGAGGCATGGCAATACCGGCCCGGGATGCTCAATGAGGCCCGAGGTAGATTGCATGATCGGTGGAATCGGCAGTTTTTCATCCTGTCTCAAGCCGGATCCAAAGGTGATGACCTCGACAAGGCTTGGCATAATACCGATCGGCGTGAATTTTGTTTTGATTGCCCAGAATGCGGGACGGTTCAACCGTGGGCGTGGGCAAATGTCGTTTATTCCGAGGATGAGTCGCTCGATGCGTTGAGCCGGGCGCAGACCGCGGTGCTGCGCTGCCAGAACCAAGATTGCGATTGGAAGTGTCCAGATTCCCCGCAACCTCGCCGGGCATTGGCTGAAAGCGGCAAATATGTTGCAAGCGGATCAGGTCTGCCGGGGCATGTTGGATTCCATTACAATGTCCTGTGCAACTGGCGGAAACCATTGTGGGAGATTGTCCTGCTCTGGCTTGAGGCCAAGGCAGCAATAAAGGTCGGCAATGTTGATCCTCTCCGGCAGTTTATCCAAAAACGATTGGCTGAGGCTTGGGAGGAAGATTTGTCAGATAACCGGGCGGAACTTGTCGGCAATGGATACCTAACTGGGGAGTATTCTGCCGGGCAAAAAATCGAGGATGAAGCGCACCGATTCCTTACGGTAGACAAACAACGTGACCACTTTTGGGCGGGAATCCGGGCATGGAAAACAAATGGGCAAAGCATGCAATTGTGGTTTGGCCGGCTGGAAACTTTTGATTCCATCCACGATTTAGCGATCCGATACGCAATCCGCCCACAATGCGTTTTTGTCGATGCTCAGTATGACACCGATCAGGTCTATTCGGCATGTGCGCGGATGAATTGGACGGCATTGCATGGATCCGGGCAAAAGTCTTTTGCCTATAAAAAGCAGAATGGTGACATTATCCACAGACCATTTACCCGGTTTCAAGACGCGACCGCATCCAGCGGGGGCAAGGCACGTTACGCGCATTGGGCATCTGATCGGATCAAAGACATCTTGCATGCCCACCGGATCGGCAAAGCGGGATCTTGGGATATCCCGGATGACGCATCTGTGGATTTCCTGAAGCAGATTGATTCTGAAATGAAGCGTGAGGTTACCAACAGCAAAACCAAACAAGTTGATTACAGGTGGGTTCGCACCCGAAACAATAACCACGCATGGGATGTCGAGGCCATGCAAATTGTGGCTGCTCTAATGTTAAAGCTAATCCCCGGATTTGATGTTTGACACATCCCTTAATTAGATGGCGGCAAATCCGAAAGAAGTTGCGAGAAACCTTTTTTATTACGCGCAGGGCAACCCGCAGCGCATTGCATCAATACGTTCCGCCTTTGATTCGTCAGTCGCAGGGGCATTGACAAAAGGCGGCTTGGATTCAATCACAAGCGCAACGAAAAATTCGGTGACCATGCAAAAGATGATCGGGCTGAATGAGTCCGATCGCCAGAATGCCCTGCGATGGGCCTTGGATTATTTGCAAAATGGATTTGTTCCCGCTCAATCGCGTTCGCTTGGTCGATTTTAA